GGTCTTATTTTGGTGAGGATGATATTGTAAGAATAGAAGACGATTATAATAGAGAATAAATATGAAACATTTAGAAGATACTCCTTGGTGGATTTGTGATCCTGGTGATACAAATTATTGTGCTTATGTTGATACAGATTCTAATTATTTTAATGCTGAACCTTTATTAAGACATTTATATCCTAATTTTGATGAAATGTCAGAAAAAGATAAAGATAATGTTTTAGAAAAAGAAGCACTTAAATATCAAGATATTATAACAGAGGATTATGATAGATTAGCTAAAGATTGTTTTAATATTTCTTCTCATAGATTAGAAATGAAAACAGAATGTGTAATCAGATCAGCTTATTTTAGAGCTACAAGAAGATATGCACAATGGATTACTAAACAAGAAGGTATTGAAAAAGAAACATTAGATGTAAAAGGATTAGAATTTAAAAAAGCTAATTTTCCTCCTGTATTTGGTAAGTTTTTTAAAAATTGTTTAGAACAAGTACTTAAAGGTGTTCCTAAACATGAAATTGATTCTCAATTATTGGAATTTAGAGGAAAAATATTAAGTGGAGAAATACCTATTGAAAAAATTGGTAATCCTCAAGCAGTAAAAAAACTAAATAAATTTACTGAACGTAAAGCTAGAGCAGGTGAAATGTTTTCTTCAATAGGAAAAGGAGCTCCAGCAGCTGTTAAAGCAGCTATTATATATAATGATTTATTAAGGTTTTGGAAATTAGATAAAAAGTATAATTATATTACTCAGGGTGAAAAAATTAAATGGATTTACTTAAAAAATAATCCTTATAGAATTGAAGCAATTGCTTTCCTAGACTATGATATACCAAAAGAAATTCGTACATTCATCGAGAAATATGCTGATAGACAAAAAGTATTTGACAGTATATTATTAAATAAGTTAGAAGGATTTTATAATGATTTAGGATGGTCATTAAGTTTAAATCCTCATAGAAATAAATTTTTTAATTTTTAGTTATGATAAATAAATCAAAGTTACAATCAATAATATCAAAATATTACCTAAATGGGTTAGTTCAATCTGTAAGATGGGTTACAGAAAATAGTAAATTAAGTATTAGCTTTACTTCAGAAAATAAAGATATAGCTGGTGATTTAATATGTGAAACCTCTCCTGTTGAAGATAGTGAAATAGCAATATTTGACACAGCTCAATTAAATAAATTAATATCAGTTACTAATGGTGAATTATTACTTACTTTAGAAAAAGAACATAAAGTATTTTCTAAATTACATATTCAAGATAATTCATTTAATGTAGCTTATTCTTTAGCAGATTCATTATTAGTACCAAAAAGAGGAACAATAAATTTTCCTACTGAATATGATGTAATAATAGATTTAACTCCTGAAATAGTTAATAATTTTATTAAAGCAAAAAGTGCATTAACTGATATAAATGATGTAATGATTAGTACTGAAGAGGATCCAGATAGAGGAACTATAGTACAATTTGCATTTGGAGATTTAAATAATTTTTCAAATAAAATTAAATATATTGTAGATGAAGGAATAAAAATAAATAAAGAATTAAAATTACCATTTAATTCAGATTCATTTAAAAATATATTAGTAGCAAATAAAGATTTAGAAAGTGGTAAACTTTCATTAACAGAAGAAGGATTTATGAAATTAGAATTTAAATCAGAAGATATAAAGACTTTATATTATATGGTGAGAAAAGAAGACTCAACATATGTATAATAAATTGACCTAAGGGCGCAAGTTTTAAATTATTTATTAACCGCTGATCTTATGACAGCATAAAAACAAAGTGATATGAGTACACAATTTTTAGAAAGATCTATACATCCGTTTGATCTATTATTTCGAAATTTATTCGACACAAACACACAGTTTGTACCGGCTACGGAAGCCAAACAACAATACCCAATTAATATTTTTGAAGATGATTCAGGTTTAACTTTTGAGTTAGCTTGCACTGGCATCCCAAAGGAAGCTATTGAAGTTAAATTAGAAGGGGATTTGATTATCTTTAATTATGATAAGGAGAAAACCCCAGAATCTCCTAACCGAAATTATATCCATAGAGGAATTGCTAAACGTTCCTTTAATTTAGGATATAAAGTAGGAACTAAGTTTGACCTAAAAAAAGCAAGAGCTAATTTTAATGATGGTTTACTAATTGTGACTATTCCATTTGCAGAAGAAGCTAAGCCAAAAGTTTTGAAAATTAACTAACCAAACGCGCCCTTTAGGTTGGTTTACTAAAACTATTTTCGTATATTACATCATAATTAAAAAATTAAAGTTATATGACTATTATTAAAGATGATTTACTAGAACCTTATTTTATAGGTAAAGATGCATATTGTTATACTGCATATGAGGTAATCACCCCTCAAAAAAAATATTTAGCAAAAGGTAGTGAAGGAAAAAAATATGAAAAACCAATTGGTCATTATTCTGACTTTGGTTCTGCATTAGAAGCTATTATGAAAGCTCAACTTAATGT